AAATTTCTGGAGTTTTATACCATTACTAATATAACTCTCCCCATATCTTTTATGTATTACTATAGGGTTACTTTGCTTTGCTTGATTATATATGTCTTCTAAAGAAAACACTATAAAGCCCAACCTTCATCATACGCATTTTGTTTAGATATAGTATCTACCACAAATTTATAGTCCGGATCGCTGTCTACATAAGCCTTAGCTTTATTGTAGCCATGCATAATTGTAGAATGTTCTACTGGTAATCCATTCTCTTCCATAAATCTTTTTATGTATGATATTCGCATTGGTCTTTCTTTTGCTAAGAAATATAACATTTGCCTGGCTTCAACTACCTCTCTTTTTCTAGTCTTAGTGTACATTTCACCTAAAGTCAAGTGAAATTTTTCTGCTATAGCATCTGCGTATGCATCAAATATATCTTTTTTCATTTTATTTTATTTTCGTTTTTTAAATTTTTAATTTCATATTGCAGATGATGAATTGCTTTTTCTAAGTCTTCAATATGCTTTTCTAAAATAGTCATTCCTTGTTCTTCTTTTTTTCCGCAACGTAAAAGATAGGTAACTGCATTGCCCACGTTATAAGAACAAGAAAATCCGTAAACAACTTGTTCTGCTAAATAGCCATTTTTACCCACATAGTAATTCGGCTTTTTTCTTATTTCTGTCATATCTATTTATTAATTTATATTTAGTCATATCATTCTTAATAATTTGTCTTTCCGGTATCGGCATAGGAAATTTACAAGCCGAGACAAATTTACCTTTAATTTCTATTTTGTCTGTTTCTCTAAAAAAATTATTTAGATCAATATAGTGTGTTTTATTCACAATACTATCTTTATAGTTTTGTTGTTTACTTTTTAAAGATTTAATAAGATATGCTGAGAGTTCTTTCATTTAATTTAATTTTAAAGGGAGTAGCTAATAGTATTAACGATCTGGCAATATTGCCTTTATAACCACTCCCTTAGTGTAAAGACAAAACATTTAATATTAAGGTATCTTACACCTATAAAATTATTGGGATTATTCCCAGTCTTTACTCCTTATAATTTTTTACAATAATTTGCTTAAGAATGTCTTGATTTAATTTCTGAAGCCATTGTATAAACCTTTTGTTTGGTTTATCTTTTAACTTTTCTTTTATAATCATTTCATGAATTTCTTTCATAGCCCAAGTTTTTTGTCTTCAGCCATAGCTTCGGCTCTTTCATCAAGTTTCCATTGTCTATACTCGTATTCTTCTGTAGTTTCACAATAGTTCCCACAAGCTATGCAGACAATTAAGAAGTCTCCATACTCATTCTCTATGTCTTCCCATTCATCTCCACAGCAAGTTGATACCATTTCTACTCCCATTACCAGTTAAAGTTTATAGGAGTTTCTTTAACTTGTTCTCTTTGTTTTTTTATTTTCTTCTCTAAATTTTTAGATCTCAAGTTATTATATTCTTTTACAATATACTCTGCCCAGTCATTATAGTCTAATGCTTTATACTTGTATCTGTTAAAATATTTTTTATAGTCTTTATCCATTATTATTTACTTTTTTTAATACTGCGTTAGTTTTTTTATTAGCAAGGTAATTATAACGATTTTGCATTATTTGTGTGTCAAGATCATTAGATTTATTCCAGAAATCTTTACTTGAAAATAATATTTTCCTTATCGCATTGTATTCCCTTTCTTCCGATTTAGTTAGTTTATTCATAATTAGTTAATTTAAGTAACAATAATAGTGAATAAATATTAAACAAAAAAATATTTATACTTCTTTTACGTTATCGTGATTAATTTTAACAATTTCTAAGGGGCTTTCGTTGTTGCTACTACCATTGACATAGTTAACCTCTTTTATTTCGCCAGTAGTATAGTCAAAATCATTGTAGTCTAACAAGTCGTTACTAAAACCGGCAAATTCGTAGTTGTCCAGAAAACTAAACTGCATGGTGTAATCCATGTTGGATTTTTCTACATCATTATACAAAACTCTCAGCTTATCTATGTTTTGTAACATTTTATCGTAAACATTTTCTGTAATAATGTGTACCTCTTGAACATCAGTTTCGTAAACTATTGCTTTCTTGTCCCAGAAATCTTCCCAGATTTTTAACTTCATAATTCCATCTTTACTATATATTACAAATTCTTTATTATCATAATAATATATATATTCAGAATTATATTTTCTCAGTAAGTTGTCTAAATTTTTAAAGTATCTGGTAAAGTTTCCTTTAGATAGTATTGTGTGAGCATGATCCTTTATAAAGGTATTTTCTACATAGTCTTTTACTACTGAATAGTCCTCAGCTTTAAAAATAACATAATCAGAAATATTCTCACTTGATTGTGTAATTAAATATTTTTGCATTTTATTACAAATTTACTAAATTACTGGTATTGTTCCCAAATCCTTAAATGTAGTAGACAAAGCCCCACCATCATTACCTTCATCATCTGACATAGGAATAAGCCAGTATTTGTTATCCAGACATATTGCTATCGGTCTGGAGTACCACATACTTTCTTCACATTCTCCTTTACTAACATACTCTACATGAGTAATTTTTTTACCCACTAATTCTTTTTTAATTTTGTCTGTCCAGTAATCTTCTACTGATTTACCATCAATTTTATATTCTCCCATTTTAGTTTTCTTTATTTATTTCCTTCAGATCTTTCAAAGGCAATAAGATTAATAATTGATAGAACTCATTCTCTATCTCTGTCTTAGTTAGTTTTTCTGCCCATTTTTTAGAAATGGATTTAGCAAGTGTGTAGCTGTTCATAATTTTATTATTTAGTTTTTATTTTCGTTAAAAATTTCATGAGTAGTATATACCCCTACATAATCATAGTAGTTTCCTATCTCGCCATGTAACGCCCCATCTTCTCCTATACAGACCATGAAGCCATCATCAACATAATCTTGAGAATGTATTGGCTCCTTATTTTCATCAACAAGGTCTTCTATAAATCCATTAATAGCTTTTACCTCAGCATATTCATCATACCATTTAAGATACTCTCCTCTATAAATTTTCATAGGAGAGAATGGTGTATGCTCAACTTCTTCAAATATATCAAATGGATTTTGCTGACCTAAACTTTTTATGTCTTCCATGACCTTTTCTAAATTCTTCTGGTGTTTTTTATTTACTCCCAGAATTACTACGCTTCTATATCCCATAATTAATCTATTAAAGCTATAAATTCAATTTCATCTATAAACTCCTCTTCTCCTTGATAATCCTCAATAAGATAGGTAGGTATTTCACATTGATTGTCTAATAAATCTTGTAGTGTAATATCTATTTTCCCATCTTCTTCTAAATATTCTATCCATGTTCTAGCATAGTATTTCAGATCTTCTGTATCGCTAAAAATATATTGTATAAGTTTAGATTTTTTAATATTGTATCTCATTTTAGTTTTGTTTTAATTAATTTTTATATTCTCCATATATTTACTATATTCTAATGCATCAATATTTATCTTTTATAAATCTGCTCTGTATGATACTTCACTACCACTAATTAGAATGTCTTTATTATTTACTTCTATATATATACTGGTTTTATCAGTATCAATAAAAGCTGAAATATTATTTTTTTTAAACCAAGCAAAAGCCATTTTGGTTTCTTCTGTATATTCTTCCATATTAAAAAGGTAATTTTATTAATTCTATATTATAAAATTCTCCAGTAGGGCTATCATGATGAAATAATTTTACCTCATAATTTTCTGAAGAGGTTTTTTTAATGTAAAAACTTAAATTACATTCTGGAGCAATTTCATTAAATATTTGTTTTGTATCATTTAAATCAAAAGTCTTGTACCCACTTCTATTTCTCCACCCTATATTTCTTCCAGATATTTTTACTTCTCTTTTGCCTACATACTTTTCAAACTCATATTTTAACATCTCTGTAAAGTCTTCAAAGTGTAACTGGTCTGAATAATAATCGTTATGAAAATGTTCTTCTATCTGCAAGTCTGCAATTTCTTCTGGTAGTACATCTTCATCTCCCAGAATAGAAACTGCAAATTCTTGTTTATTGTCTTTAAAATAATCTATTTCGTTTTCTATGTGTTGTCCTATATCATAAAAAGCGCTAAACTCTTCAAAGGTATTACTCGTTTGTGTCATGGTCTTTAATAATTTGGTTAATAACTTTTAACATTGTTTTATATACAAGAACTACATCTGTAATTGTATTGTCGTTTTTGCGATAATCATGGTTTATGATTACGTTAAGGTCTTTTGCAGAGTAATTGATATACTCTTTAAGAATAGCATCTCTATCCTTTTCCGATACATACTCTTCAAATAAATTACATAACTGGTCGTAGAAATAACTCTCATCTCCATTATGAATTAAGCTGAATAATCCATCTTCAATATCTTCATACATATTCTCATGCCAGTTATCTGATAGTTTATACATACCTTCTCTGTATGAGTAACATTCTTCATTCCTATTAAGAGTGTCTTTTTCCCATACAAATTTTGTTTGCCCCATAAAATCACAGCCACCTTCTTCATAAAACATCTCTGCGTTTACCTTGTACTTTTCGCATATCTCATGGATTAATTGTTCTGGAGGAGACCATGCACTATCTCCGGATATATTTAACATACAAGTATTGTCTTCTAGTATATTTTTATCATCTAAGTCTGTATCAAACTCCCACCACCTTGTTCCGTATTCATACCAGTCTTGTTCTTTTTTAGCATCAAATTATTTATCAAGGATTAAACTTCCAAATTCATTAAAGTAAGTAGTTTCTTCATACTTGTTAAATTT